GTTTCCCAGTCACGATCGGGACAACCTTACCGTTACCGGTGATATCCTCCCGAGTGATAGTCTGGAACAACAGAGCGCCTGTGTCATCGTCTTGTGTACGAACAACATCAGACTCGTCGAGGTTCCTACGTCCTACCTCAAGGTAATCATTCAACAGGGGTTCTGCAAAGTTACGCTCAAGGTGTTCTGCTTTGTGTTGGAAGACACGGGCAGCACCTCGATCAAGAACACCAACCTCAAAGGCTGTCTTCTCTCCGGGGGTACGGATACCCATAGCACTCCGTGGAGCGCCAGCTAGTTCTTCCATCTTGTTGGCCAGATCAGCGATCTGCTGGTCCGCAGCTAGTGCAGTAACATCTGGTGCTAGGTACCCTACGCTACCTTCATCCCCAAGATAGATACGTTCTCCAAGTTCGTTTCCGAACTCTTCTACGTCACCTTGGATCAAAAGATGCGGGTGAGCAACTTGGTCCCAAACGTCAGCTTTCATGTTCTCTAGGTGATCAATACGATACTGAAGACCTACGAGGTTCTCCAACGGACCCATAGCGTAGAGGTTGTCAGGACGTTGCCTCCAACCTACTCCACGCACAGAAGCAGCACCTTGCCAAGAAGGATTTGGGATATCCCGCAGCAATCTCGAACGGTCTGCAATTGTGATGATACGGTTGGTCCGTACCTCACCTGTGTCGGAGTTGTAAAGGTCCCCCATGAAGTGTAGGAGTTCTACTCTACCTGACTTGAAGTAGTCAGTGAAAGAAGAAAACCCGTCGGCTTGATAAGCATCGGTTTTGGAAAGCTCTGCATCCAGTTGGTTAATAGCTCCGCGAACCGATATCATCTTATCGAAAGCTCCGCGCATCCACTCGTTCTCTTCAGGGTCTTCGAGAATACGTTTCTTGAGATCACCGATGGAGACAAGCTCCTTGATGATCTTGGGTGTCTTTGCGAAACTCTCCGCTGTCGGATCAAACGTAATGTCGTGGATGGAGATACGTTTTAGTTTCGGTCCAACGTACTGTTGAATAATGTCACCCGGTGCTCGCTCGACAAGAACACGTTCGTGCTCCACTACGCCGAATGCCATACCGGTGTCGATCCAATCAAGGACCAACTCACTTATCTTATCTTCGAACCCGCTGTCGTCAACCTTGGTTTGAACGTAGCCTTGAATGACGTTACGCTTCTCCAAGGTGTTGTCGTCTTGGCTCCGTGCAGCCCACCGCATCCAGTTAGCGTTCGGGAACAAAGCAGCCATGTAGTTGGCGTGTAGGTTATCCCGGATTTGCGTAAGCTTGGGTGTAGTAGTGCTGTTGCTCCAAGGCAACGCCTTGTTGCTCGTAGTGGTGGTGTCCGTAGCAAACAGATAGTTGCGAAGCTCTCTTAGCTCTGCGATACGTTTGTCACGATAGATAACCCACTCACGCCAGTTGCGGGCGATCTCTAACGCCTCACCATCTGGTTCAATAACTGTTTCTACGTCAAGGGTCGTGGGCATTTTTAAAAACTCCTTCCACCGAAACGTGGGTGGTATTGAGGTGTGGTGTTCATCGTGTTGATCTTGTTGCCACCACGGCCTTCTGTTGGTTTGACTACGATCTCAATCGCAGAAGCTAGGGCATCCTTTACGTCATCGTGCGGTGGAGAAGTACTCACTAGCTCTTCCTCAAGGACCTGCCAGTTACCGCCTCGTCCGTGGTAAACACTAAGAGAGTCGTATCGAGGCTCAAGGATAGCTGCCATCCGTTCTTCTTTACTGCCTTCGTGACGGTTCGGACGGAACTCGTCGATCTTCAGGGAGATACCATTGGGACGGAGATAACCAGTCTTCAACTCTTTTACGATAGCCGACTGGGCTGCTGTACACTCTGCCCGTAGTTTCCTGAAAGACCAGCGGTTCAAAAGTCTCATCAACTCTTTGTAGTAGTCGCTGATCTTATCTGTCTTGAAACGTACGATGTCCAAAACGTAGATGTTATTCTCTGCGTCGATACCGACAACCACGATAGCCGTGAAGTCTGCACGTTTCTTTGTAGAGAAGGCAAAGTCAATAGCTGCTGCTAGGTTGAGACGTTTGCCTTTGTAGTACCAAGTCCCGCTACGTAGAGTGAGTAGGTTGGAATCAAAGTACTGGAACCTGTCGTAGTCGATCAGACGGTTGTCAGGGTCCGTAGGGTTGTTGTAGTACTGAGCGCGGTACTGCATACGGTCGGCGTACTGTGCTCGCTTCTTCGCAAGGATACTACGGTTGAAGCCGAACCACTTGCCGTCGCTCTCTCGTTGCTGACGTGGCCACAGGAAAGTTCCGGTGCCATCACCTGCATCTTCAACAACTTCTTGGTAGACTTCGTAGACATTCTCGTTGGCGATGATCTCACCAGCTTGGTTGTAGACTTCCTCTTCCATCTCAATCATAGAGTTGTAGAGGTCTTTGGGGTGGTACCTTGTTCCCACTACCCACTGTCTTGCTTCTGCACCTTCGATACTACTGAGCAGTGAGTACTGCCGCTGTACCTTATCTCGTCCTTCGCCTGTGTAGGCATTCTCAAAGACAACAACGTCGTCTAGGACAGAGATGTCACAGTGTAGTCCTGTGACGCTAGTAGTAAGTCCTGCACAAAAAATACTTGGATCACGTACGTTGTATCTCTTACGGTCGGGGTGGTCAAGAGCGATCTCTGAAGTAGTCCACTTCTCCCGTTTACCCTCTTCCTTGTTTACGTGGTCAGGCCAGTATCGACGGAACGTCTCACTGGTTAGAATATTTTTTATGAACCCAAGTTGCTTTTCCGCCAAATTGCTCGTACTTGAAATATAAAGGACACGCAGGGTAGGGTCCTTGGCTAGAGCTTGCGCAACCCGGAAAGCCACAAGAGCACTCTTCATGTGATCCCGAGGGAGCAGTAGAAGTTGATGGCTCTTTGCGTTCGGCCTTGTCCACCAATCAATTACATCCTCGTGAATGTGACCAAGAAGTCTTTCTTTGTCAACCAGACGAATGAAGAAAGCTAGGTCGTTCTCGGCACGATATCTAATGAGATTAAGTTTTTCTGTAGACATAAAAACTAACTATCAATCCAATGGTCGCCGGAACGATCCATTCAAGGTGTTTATCTGTGGACCAACCTACGAAACTAAGTTTCTGAGATGCTTCGCGGAAGTACCAAAACACTGCGTTAAACAAAGACATAAACCACCACGGGGTGGACGCATACGTAAACACACCGCAAAAACCTGCCGCCGCAAGTCCGTGAAGAAGGATGTCAACCACCCTTTACTAGACCTTCCAGATCATCACGTCGGAGTACACCTCCACAACACCGTACGTCAGGGCTTTACCGAAACCATCGGTGGACCTTGTGCTGTCGCAACGATGTTGTAGCTCCAACACTGAGGAAACACCCAAGGTGAACTTACCTCGGACGTGGGAGTTCTGGTTGACGTTAGCTGAACCTTCGCCCGTTGGCATACCGATGATAATGTCAGACCCAGCAGTAGTATTCCGAATTTTAACAACGTTGTCACCAACACCTTGTGCCGTAGCACTGGCGTGGATGATGTAGTCCCCGGCTGGGAGAGTGATCTGGTTACTACCTAGGGAAGCACCAGAGATTTCATTCGTCCGGGTAGTGTTGAGTGTTCGGGTTCGCCAAGCACCACTGGTGAATGTACCGCCTGCTGCACCGGAGGATTGTTCATTACGGACGTGGAGCAGGGCCGTTCCGAAACTACCTGCTGCTTGAGAGTCAACGTAAGCCTTGATGCTCTGTTGAGTTGCTACGTCGGTCGCACTGTCGCTGGCCATGTCGTCTTCGTCTAACAGATCAGGGCCATCGACAAGATCGCCATCTCCATTCCACGAAGCCATGTTTCCGTTCGTACCGGCAGTACCGGTGATCAAAGTAGCGTCGGCACCACTCTTCAACCCACTGGCGATCTCAGTGATTGCGTCAACTGCGTCAGCGTTCAGGGTGGCTACGTTGGTGGTGACTGTAAACGCACCCCAGCTTCCGTCTGCGATGTTACCAACTTCAATTACGTCGTCGTCGATAGTCCAGACAGTACCACTGGATGAAACCGTGATGTCACCGTAGTCTGCGTCACCTACACTGGCTGCACTGGCTGCGAACTCAAGTCCTGTCTCCCCTACGTTTACACGAACGAAGTTGCCACCTTCGCCGGAGTAAGACGCAGGAACGTCGGAGAGATTAGTGAAGTTCGTGGGGATGGAAAGGTTCCCCCAGCTTGCGCCGTCGTACACCTTCATAGTGTCGGTGGTTGTGTTGAAGTACAAAGCTCCGGTAGCTAGGGCGTCAC